CACCAACTGCATTTTTAACAGGTGATGAAATCTGATCCAATGTCAAGTTCTTAATGTCATTTCTTCCAAGAACAATTGCGTTGCTTAAGAAATTGTCAAGTGCTGTTGCACCCAAAATCACATTGAAGTTTGCACCCATTACTTTCCCAGTTTCACGCAAGAACTTTGCACCAGCTTTTAATGTGTCATAAGGTGAAACAGTACCAGTTGCCCAAGTATTTCCAGCAACGTTTGCAACTAATGAAGCCGCTTTTCTTTTGAAATCAACATTATCACCATTCACAAGTGTAATGATTCCAAATTCAAAGATTTGCGCACACATCAATTCAACTGCTCTATCAATCTTATCTCTAAGTTTTGCCAATTCTTGTGCTGATTCACGTGAAAAATCAACCATTGCTTGTGGATCTGTTGAACCAATTGCACGGTCATAAACATCAAGTTCATTAGCTAAAAAGAATTCGTTGAAATATGGAGGTAAAAACGTTTTCATTGTTGACAATGTACTTTTGTTTCTATTACCATTTGTTCCACGCATAACATCAACAGCAACACGTTCTGTTCCACGTTGAACTTCAATACTAACATATTTAGTCATTGTTGTTCTTGCAGGGAAGAACGAACGTAAAAAACTCATTACTGGAATTCTTTCACGGAAAATTGCAATCATTGTATCTGTATAGATTCCACGTGCTTGAAGCGGTGAAATTGTTTCAAATGCAAATCCTGTCATGCTTTGTGGTGCTAAAACTGAAACACCAACCATTCCAGCGAATGTAAGGCCTAAATTTTGACCTGCAAACAATGCGCTTGAAATTACCAAGGATGCAATGAATGTCATTAAAATTGTGAAAATACTTTTCATCTTTTAAATTTTTAAATTTTTGTTTTGATTAATATTTAATTATTGGTTATCCAATTTTGACAATTGAACAGCAGCAATCAAATTGATTCCTTTTGTATCACCAAGGATTCTATCACGCAAAATTCTTGAAGAAACAATTGTATTCAATGTGTCACCAACTTTTGTGAACAATACTGATGCTTCATCAACATCACCACAAACACAAATTGAAGCAATCTTTGAATCACCTGCAACAACAGTTCCATTCAAGATACCTAAAGGAAATTGACTACCATCTGATGCATTTGATTCTAAAGGAACAACAATACCTGTTGCAGCAACACGTCCCATTAAAGTTCCTGGTAATATATCATCATATTGACCAGCTTCAACAGTAGCATTGATAAATTCATTTTCCCAAAGGAAAATTTTTGATGAATCATAATTTGTTATTGACTGATTTGCAGTCGCTAAAACATTCGTTCCTGTTGACATAATTATTTAATTTCAGGGTTTAAACTAGCATTTACTTTGTCTTGAAACAATTCAGCAGCCGTTTTTTCAACACCTTCTGGTTTTTTTGTTTCAATTACTACTGCTGCACCTTCAGCACCGATTTTTTCAACCGTTCCAGCATTAGTGATCATCTTAACTGTAAAATCAGCCATTGCAGTTTGTCCAAGGTTTTCACCTGATTCAATACCTTTTACAACAGCATCAGCATCAGCACCAATGAATTTCATCCAAGCACCAACACGGTCCTTTTCTTCTTTAATTGCTGATGCAGTGACTTGAACAAAAAGTTCAGGATGATCAGCTTTTAATTGTTCAATTGTCATTTTTATTTGGGTTTTAGAATTGCTTTTTATGGATTCCTTTTTTTCTTCAGCAGAATCAATTGCTGGTTTATTCATTGACATGATGTCAAAACCATAAGATGCAGCAATAAGATTCATTGATGCATTTATTTCAGTTTTTTTCTTTGGTGTGATTGTTGTGATTTTAGAAATTAATCCAATTTGCTTTGCTTCACTTGCAGTTAAAAACACATCAATTCTATTTTCCATAGAAAAAATGTCTTTAACTTTCACACCTTTTATTTGCTCAAATTTAGCAACATCAATTTTGCTTCTGAATGCCTTTTCAAGTGATACATTAATGTTTATTAAATTGTCACGCTCTGAATCACTCATGTATTCTTGTTCATACCATTGCGACATTGCAGCACGGTGAATCAAGAATTGTGATACATCTAAACATTCAATATCTTCAGCATAACAACAGAAAAACGCTGCCATTGAATATGCAGAACCATCAACTTTTACTTTTTTTGTTCCTGAAAATTCAGCAAATTTAGCAACCATTCCCCATCCATAAGTTGGTTCACCGCCACCGCTATTTATACGAACAGTTAAATTATCACCTTCTAATTCATTAACAGCGTTAATGAAGATTGATGATGATTCAGACCAGATTGGACCGTATAATAAAATTTCTTTCATATGAAGCAAAATTATATTTTAAAATAAAACCCTTTTCATATTACGGAATTTTTTATAAATTTGAAGAAAAAAGATAAATGGCAACAAAAAACCATCATGCAGGTCAAGAAATAAGAATCACAAACATTGACGCAAACCTGAAGGATTCATTGAAAACCCTTGCAAAAGAAAATGGAATGGTATTGTGTGTTTTCTTGAAAAAACATTTAAGGACAATTTCAGAAAATGGAAAACCTAAACTTCAGAATAAAAACATTTCATTATTAGATGTCGATCAATCAATTATTTCTAAGCTAGAAAACAAGGCATGGAAGGAAGGTGAAACAGTTGCTTCATATGTCAAAAACAATTTACACAAAATAATTTAAACTGTTGAACCAGGAACCACAACTGGAACTACCTTCAAACCTAATTGTTCAGCTGTTTTTAATTCTTCAGAAAACTGCAATGCATTACTATCAGAATCACCACCATTCAAAACTTCAGTTGATTGTTCAACCGTAGTTAAAGGAATATTGACTGCCAATGCACCCAATTTGGCACGTTCTGCATTAACTTCTTTTAATGGATCTATATGTGGGAACATTGGACCAGTAAAGCGTGCATTATTATATGATTCATTTACCATCCAGTTCTTTTTATACCAGGCATCTAAATATCCAGGTGCTGAAATTTTATTATTGTAAACTTCAATAAACAACCAAAACGCATAAATTGGAACGTAGAATTGTGAATTAAAATAATCTCTTTCAACTTCAATTGTATGTTCCCAATCTTTTGTTGCCGCTCTTGATGCACTGAATGAATCATTGTAAAGCGAAAACGCAACATTTGGTGGAATTCCTATTGCAGCACAAATAATGTTTGCATTAGTGCTGTAAAATTCACTAAAAAACATTTCATTTCTTGATTCCAAAGATTTTAATTCAGATCCTTGTGGCATGTTGTATGTTTGTTTTCCTGTTGTTGTGGCAACAGTATTTGCCATTTGTTGTCCGGTTGCGTCAACTGGAATGCTTGAACCGTTTGAATCAAGATCAAATGCACGTGCTAATTGATCAACAAGTGGTGATTCACCTGACGAACCTATATCATGAACAATTTGAAAAACAACTTTTTGTCGTTCTTCAGCTGATCCAACCGCTGCTTCTTTGTAACGTTCAATTTTTTTAAGTGTTTCAAGTGATGTTGCAATGATTGGTGTTCCACGTTGGTTGTCCATTCTGTATTTATCACCATATACCAAGAATGCAGTTTTGATTCCTAGTGTTTCACTCATTGCAGGAATGCGTTCTGTTTCAAACGTTCCTTTTTTTCTAACATGGAATGCAATATGTTCACCTGTATTCTTGTCAATTTCAACGCCATCAACAATTTTATTTCCATCACTAATTGTATCACCAACTAATGGTGACAATAAATGGCATGTATCAATTAACTGAACTGTTACAGATTTTGATTCAACATCATAACGAAGCAACACCAAAACATCACCGCCAATTTTAGCATGCTTGAATGCTTCTTTTGCTAATTCATTTAAATTAGTGTTTTTACTGTATGATGAATTTTTTGATTTGGACCACACAAGCCATCTTGCTTCAGCAATTTCATTAAATGATTCAACATTGATGTTTATTCCTTCAGATTTCAATACAACCTGAAGTGGATTTGCTTGTAATTTCAAACCCTTGTCAATGATCCAAAGTGTGAATTTTTTTAATACAGTTTTTGAAATATCATTTTCAAGGAATGATTGCCAAGATCGTTGTGCTAATCTTAAGTGATCAAGTTGATAATTTATGATGGGACCAATTTCACCAATGTTTTTTTCACCATTAAATGAAACAGAATATGATTGCCCCCACGAACCGCCACTTCTATTTGCTGATATTTTTTGAACAACTTCATCAAATTTGTTTTCAAATTCATCAGCTTGTAATTGTTCTTTTTCTTCCAGTGATTTTTCTCCCTCTTTTTTTGTGAGTGGTGCGTGTAACACTCTGCGGAGTTCAGTTCCAGGTTTATCCGGAACCAATTTAGCCAGCAGATTGCTTTCGGCCAAGGGTAAATCAATAACGCGTGCCACATCTTTGATACTACTTTTGGCTGCCATTGTACCATACGTAACAATTTGTGCTACCTGATTTTTGCCGTATTTGTCAACCACATAATCAATTACTTTTTGCCGACCTTCATCGTCAAAGTCGGTATCTATATCCGGCATGCTCTTTCGATCTGGATTCAAAAATCTTTCGAAGAGTAAATCGTATTTAATGGGATCAATATTGGTAATGCCAATGCAATAGGCAACTACACTGCCCGCGGCAGATCCCCGGCCTGGGCCTACAAAAACACCCATTTCTCTTCCTGCTCGAATAAAATCACTTACAATTAAAAAATATCCGGCAAAGCCCATTGTTCGGATGGTAAACAATTCAAAATCTATGCGCTCTCTAATCTCAGGAGTAATGTTATTATATCTTTTTTGCGCGCCTTCTTCGGTTAAGTGTTTAAGGTATTCGAATTGATTCAGGTTCGCATCTGCATGTATTAAAAATTCAGGAGGTAGCGGAAAGGCTGGCAGCAGAATATCTTTTTTCAGATTCAGCACTTCAACTTTATCAACAATGGCATTGGTATTATCAATCGATTCGGGAATGTCGCTGAAGAGGCGGCTCATTTCCTCCGAACTCTTAAAATAAAACTGGTCGTTGGGAAATTTGAAGCGCCTGTTTTTTAGTTGTAAATCATCATTTACAAAATCATCAAAACCGGGTGTGGATTGTTTTTCACCGGTATTGATGCAGAGTAAAATATCATGGGCATTGTAATCTTCCTGGTCAACGTAATGACTATCATTGGTAGCAATTACCGATACGTTATGTTTTTTTGAAAACTTCAGCAGGGTTTGGTTAATGAGTTCCTGCTCTTTCATTTGATGCCGCTGTAATTCGATATAGTAATCTTCCCCAAAAATATCCAGCCACCATTTGAATTCCTTTTCAGCAGCTTCTTCTCCTAGGTGTAAAATGGCCTGGGGAACATGGGCGCCGATGCAGCAGGTAGTGGCAATTAGTCCTTCATGATGTTTTAACAAGAGTTCCTTATCTATTCGGGGATATTTGCTGTACATCCCTTCCATATAGCCCAGCGAAGTAAGTTGAATAAGGTTCTGATAGCCGGTAGCATTTTTGGCAAGTAATACCTGGTGATACCGTTCGTCTTTCACCTCTTTGGTGAATGTTTTTTGGTGCCGGTCTTTAACCATATAAAACTCACAACCCACAATTGGTTTTACCCGAGGAGTTTTGATGGGATTGCCATTTTGGTCGGTACCGGTTTGAATGGTATCACTCCATGCTTCTTTTACAAATTCAAAAGCTCCGAACATATTACCATGATCGGTAATAGCTATGGCAGGCATTTGATTGGCTGCGGCCTTTTTAAATAATTTTTTTACTGAGGCGGCTCCATCCAGCAGAGAATATTGCGTGTGAACGTGTAAGTGTGAAAAATTACTCATAGCTATTCCTCAGTTGATGTTGCATTAAAAGTAACCCATTCGATAAAACGGGTACATTTTTCGCAAGTGTACAAATATCGGAACAATCTGAGGGTGGGAGGATGGGCTTTTTTCCACAAAACCTGTCTAATTACCCAAGGTTCGGTTAATTTTATTGCACACAGGCCTCATCTATAGTTAGCAATGATTATTTTCGGGCTTCTACTTATGATGAATAACCGTATTTTATTTTTGGTAATATGTATTGGCTTAACCGGTTCCGGTTGTCATCTGGTGCAGCCCTTGTTTAGTAAGCCCGGGAGTTCACCACCAGTAAAACCAGCCCCAAGTACCCCTGCCGCTATAGCTCCCGCTGGTGCCAAAGGATCTGGGAATACAAAAACGAGTCCGGTTACTACCCGTTCTGCGGGAGGAGCCCCTTCAAAAGGCCTTCCCCAACCGCCCCTTGGTTCGGGTAAACATATGGCTGAAACCGGATTACGTGCTTCCGAAGATTTATTGCAGGTGCAAAATCCTCCGGAATTATTACAAGTGAAGTATGCGATTTTGTTAGATGTAATTGCCGAAAAATTAACCAATCTGCCATTATTAGAAGTGATAGATAAATGGTGGGGTACCCGATATTG